CACCCATCGACAAGACCGACTGGAGCCCACTGGCGGGCAAAGCCGTGCTGATCTGGCCGGATCGCGATGCGCCCGGCTGGGACTATGCCGAAGCGGCGGCGCGGGCCTGCGTCAGTGCCGGCGCCGTGTCGGTCGCGATTCTGGTGCCACCCACGGATCGGCCTACCGGATGGGATGTGGCTGATGCGGTGGAGGAAGGGTTCGACGTCCAGGCCTTTCTCGACACTGGCGAGCGGCGCATCGTCAAGGCCGCACCGAGCCTCCTGCCGACCTACAGCCTGGGGCATCTGCTCGATGACGACTCGCCCTTGCCACCGGATCTGATCGAGCCGCGCGTGCTCACCCCGGGCGGGATGCTGGTGTTTGGCGGCGCACCCAAGGTGGGCAAGAGCGACTTCCTGCTGTCGTGGCTGACCCACATGGCCGGTGGTGCGGCGTTCCTCGGGATGCGTCCGAGCCGTCCGCTGCGCGTCTTTTACCTGCAGGCCGAGGTGCAATACCACTACCTGCGCGAGCGGGTGAAGGGCATTGCGCTGCCGCCCAGCCGCGTCCTGGATGCGCGCACGCACTTCGTGGCCACGCCGCAGCTGCGCCTGATCCTCAACGACGAGGGGTTGGCGCAGGTGATTCCGGCGATGGAGCGCGCCTTCAACGGCTCGCCGCCGGATGTGATTGCCATTGATCCGATCCGCAACGTCTTCGATGGTGGCGAGGGTCAGGCCAGCGAGAACGACAACGCGGCGATGCTCTACTTCCTGTCGCAGCGGGTCGAGCGTCTGCGCGATGCGGTCAATCCCAGTGCCGGCATCATCCTGGTGCACCACACCCGAAAACTCGGCAAGAAGCAGTTCGAGGAAGACCCGTTCCAGGCTTTGGCCGGGGCTGGCAGTCTGCGTGGCTACTACTCGACGGGGATGTTGCTGTTCCGCCCGGATGAGACCCGCACGCCACGCGAGCTGATCTTCGAGCTTCGCAACGGTGCGGCCATCCCGCAAAAGCACATCGACAAGATCGAGGGCGAGTGGCGTGAGATCAACCCCAGCGTGCGGCTGGCGATGCAGGACTATGGCGCCAAGCTCGATGCGGAGCGCCGGCGCAAGCGCGATGTGATCCTGCAGATGATCTTCGATGAGGCGGCCGCCGGGCGCTGCTACCTCTCCAGCCTCTTTGCCAAGACCTTCGAGAACAAGGGCGGGCTCGGTGGCATGCGCAGCATCAGCGAGCGCATCGCCGTGCTCGCGGCACAGGGCTACATCAAGTTCTTCCGCAATGCCCAGGACTATGGGCTGGCGCCGCCCAAGGGCAGCAAGCACGGCTACCTGTGTGTGGAGGACATGCGTATCAAGCGTGCCTTGGGTGAGCCCGATCCGGTCAGCGGCGAGGTCACCGAGGCGGAGCTCCTGGTGCTGCCGACCCACTACGTCTGCCCGCAGACTGGGGTGCATCTGCCGGTCGAGAACCCGAACGTGTGGGTCTATCAGGAGGACGTCCAGCCATGAAAAACCTCGTCCATCCGCCTCTGAAAAACGGCCCAAAACGCTGCAAAACCTCGGAGGTTTTTTGCAAACCTTCAAACCTCCAAAACGCAAATATCAATGAAATCAACAGCTTGCAGAGGATGTGCAGAAACCGTCCTCATGACCTGCAGAGGATGTGCAGAACCATGAAAACTCAACAACGACAAGGGCTTACGACGTTTAAGGACCACCACTGCAAACACCCCCCTGGTTTACACCAGGGGGGGAGTAAATCCCCCCTGGTGTTAAACCGTGGTCCTGCAAAGCTCCAGGTTGTGCATCGGATTGCCTTTGCCCGCTGCCCTGAAATTGGCACCGTCTTGATGCTTGAAGGCCAGCGCTATGTGCTGGTCGATTGCACACCCCATACCAAGGCCAACGGGCAGCCGACGTTCTTGTTGCATTGGGAGAGCCACTGTCCAGACTGCGGTGCCACCTTCCTCGTCAAGACTGGCCTGAAAGCCAGTGCGATCAATCGCCGCTGCGAACAGCATCACCGGATGGGTGTGCCGGTGGCCAAAGGCAGTAAAGCGTGGCGAGGAGGTCGGAAATGAACACGAGCATTCTGGCCCTGGATCTGGGCACGACCACCGGCTGGGCCTTGGTCAGCCGCGACGGACTCCTCAACGGCGGCAGCGAGTCCTTCAAGACCACCCGTTTCGAGGGTGGCGGCCTTCGCTACCTGCGCTTCAAGCGTTGGCTCACCGACATCAAGCAGTGCGCCGACGGCCTCGACTGGGTGGTGTTTGAGGAAGTACGTCGACACATGGGCGTTGATGCGGCGCATGCCTACGGTGGCTTCATGGCGCACCTGACGGCCTGGTGCGAACACCACCAGATCCCGTACCAGGGTGTGCCGGTGGGCTCGATCAAGAAGCACGCCACCGGCAAGGGCAACGCCGGAAAGGCCGAGATGATCGCGGCCGCCAAGGCGCGCGGCATCACACCGGTCGATGACAACCACGCCGATGCACTGGCGCTGCTGGACTGGGCGATGGCCCAAGGAGGTGTGGCATGAGAACTCATACCGCCTCCATCCCCTGCGCTCTGGGCAGGGTAGCGACGAAGTCGCCGGCGAGCAGCGACGAGTTGCGTGCGATGCGTGCGGCGGCCTGGCACAAGCAAGGCATCGTGGTCGTGCCGCTCGACGAGATCTTTGATGAGTGGGATCGGGCGTTCCTGTCCGGCATCGCCACCAAGCTCTACGGCGCGCACACCGTTGCTTCCCGCAAGAGCACACCTTGGTCCGAGGGCGAGGTGGTCGACCGGGGCGATGGTGAGACCTGGACGGTGGTGGCGACCACGGGCAAGTCCATCACGGTGCAGCGTGACCGCGACGGCGCGCTGGCGACTCTCGGGCAACTCGGGGAGGCACGGCCATGACCAAGAAGACGCAACGCGCCCGAGCCAAGGCCGAGAAGAAGCCGCACATCGGCGAGGAGCACATCCGCCCGGATGGCAGCGTGATCCGCTACGTGCGGGAGGAGGACGATGACCGCAAGCCCGTCGACCACTACCGCACCGTGGACACGCTGGCGCTGATGCTCCGAAACGGCAGCATCACTGGTGCCATGCACGATGCGGGGCAGCAGTTCTCGCAGGACTTTGCGAGGGCATTTGCCAGTGGCGTGGCCAGTCCCAAGCTCGATGGACTGCCGGGTGGCACCGCGCCCGGGCAGATGATGGTCGAGAAGAACGCTGGTGCTGCCCGGGCTGTTCGGGATGCGCTGGAGGCCGTGGGCGGCAGCGGCTCTCCGGCGGGATCGGCGCTCTGGTACGTGGCGGGGCTGCAGATGTCGATCCGCGATTGGGCTTTGCGCGATGGATGGAACGGCAAGCGCGTCGAGAAAAACGAGGCCAAGGGCATCCTGGTCGCGGCACTTGGGGTGCTCGCCCGGTACTACGGGTATGAGCGCTCAGGGCCACGGACGCATCGCACGGCGCACTGGAGCGTGATCTCACCATGATCCGGGTTGGCTGCCTGCTCGCTGGCAAGTGGGCAGCCTTTTTCTCGATCCAAGTGGCGTCAATGGGAACGTATGTGTTACCATTTTGTCAATGAGCTACCAAGTCAAAGAACTGCTCCTGTCCGATGGAAGCAGCCCCTACGCAGCGTGGTTTGCCAAACTCGACACGATGGCTGCTGCCAAGGTCAGTGTGGCCGCTGCCCGGATGGAACAGGGCAATCTGTCGAATGTGGAGTGGTTCCGGGGCATTGGCGAGTACAAGATCGACTGGGGGCCGGGTTACCGCATCTACCTGGCCAAGGACGGTCTGAAGATCATCATCCTGATCGGTGGTGGCACAAAGAAGGGCCAGCAAAAGGACATCGATGAGGCGGTGGCTTTGTGGGAAGACTACAAACGCCGCAAGGCACAAACGAAAAAAGGAGCGTGAACCATGGCACTGACCCGTGATTTCAAAGAAACCGTGGCTGCCCGTGTGCAGAGCGATCCGGCTTTTGCCCAGGCGCTGCTCGACGAGGCGATCACCCTGTTCATCGATGGCGAGCCCGACACGGCCAAACTGATCCTACGCGACCTAGTTAACGCGACGGTCGGGTTCGAGTCGCTGGCCGAGGAGATCCACAAGCCGGCCAAGAGCCTGCACCGGATGCTGTCGGCCTCGGGCAATCCAACCATGAGCAACATCTCGGCGATCTTCGCCGCTATCAAGCGTGCACTGAAGGTTGAAGTTCGCACCAGCGTGGTCATGGCGTAGTTGGTGTCGGGATGCGTGCCAAACCGCGCAGCGAGGCCTTGGGAGCCATTCACGAGACGATGCGGGCCTTGCATCAGATCGGTGCTGTGAACCGTGAAACCATGGACGAATTCGACAGGGCGTGTATGACTGAGGCAATGCCAGAACAACTGAGCGAGCAGCAGGCAGCGGACTATCTGAACGTCTCGGTGGCGTTTCTTCGCCAGCAAGTGCAGGCCGGAGAGTTGGCGTGCGCCGATCAGCCTGGCGGCCCTTGTCTGGATCGCCACGATGTGGTGGCCTATAAGCAACGCGTGGATGCACAGCGTCGTCAGGCGCTGGACGAGCTCGTCGAACAAGCCCAGGAACTGGATATGGGCTACGACGTGCGTTGATGTAAAAAAATTCAGCGGGTTTTGCAAAACCTGATTGAATCCCGTCCGGACACAAGGTACATTAATCCCGTACTGCTGATAGCTGCGCCCACCGGAATCCCCGCGTGGGCGTTGTCGTTTCTGGGCCTGGCATTCGCCACACAGCCCACCTTCTCCGACACTGGAGACTCCCCCATGAAACTCCTCATCACCCGCCCGGTGGTTCTCGCCGGCGACGGCGGCGTGCGCGCGTTCGTCCCTGGCCTGATGGTCGAAGTCGATGCAGCCACCGCCGAACAGATCCTGGCGCAGCAGGCCGGCATTGCTGTCGAGCCTGTTGCAAACACCGAAGCGCCAGCTACTCCTCGCCGCCGGAAGCCTGCTGATGCTGAAACTTGATGTCACCGCCGACATAGCTAAGGCGACCGAGCACCTCTCGGAACTGGCACAGCAGCACGTACCCAACGCTGTCGCCAAGGCCCTGACCCGCACCGCCTTCGACGCCCGTGATGCGGTGCGCGACGGTCTGCCCGAGCGCTTCAACCTGCGCCGCCCATGGATCAGCCGGGGCATTGGCATGACGCCGGCCAAGCCCCGCACGCTGATGGCCGAGGTCTGGTCGCGGGATCGCTTCATGGCACTGCAGGAAACTGGTGGCACCAAGACCGGCAAACTGGCGATTCCGGTTGGCCCGATGGCACAGACCGCCCAGACCCGCGTCATCCCCAAGAGCCAGTGGCCGGGCCAGGTGATGGCGAAAAAGAACGTGTTCTACCGTGCCAGAGCCGTGTTCGAGCGCCGTGACGAGAAGCGCATCTTGGCCTTGTACCTGCTGCGTCGGCAGCAGAAGGTCGAACCGCGCTTTGGCATGGCCGACACCGTGCGAAGCGTGGCTCTGCGGGAGTACCAACGGCAGATGGAGCGGGCGCTGCGGGAAGAGCTGACGAAGGGGTGAGGCGTGCGTCGGAACACTGAAAGTCGATAGCCCTAAAAAGCGACAGGAAGCGTTTTGAGCGATTTTGCGATGCGGGCATCTCCGAGTATTGCCAGGGCTGCAATTGCGCCTCTGGCGACGATTAACGGGTCCTCCCGGGCCATCTAAAAAGCGGGGGCCGCGCGCAGCGCGACGCTTGCCTAGCGTCAGACTCAAAAAATAGGTGGTCAGGTGGTCGGTGGTCACCCGGCCTGCCATCGACTGGTTGGAGATTTTTATGAGCATGAGCTTGCGCGCCTACGCCCGGCATCGCGGCGTGGCCCTGTCCGCTGTCCAGAAGGCGATCGCCAGTGGACGCATCCATCCCGAACCCGATGGCAGCATCGATCCAATCAAGGCCGATGCCCAATGGGATCGGCACACGCGAACCGCCCAGCCGACCACCCCGAGGGTGACCACCGCCCGACCACCACCGGTGTCCCAACCCGCTGCACCGCCGCCGATGCCCCAGGCCAGCGACGATGCCCGAGGTGTCGATTACCACAAGGCCCGGGCGGTGCGCGAGACCTACTCGGCGCGCCTGGCCAAGCTCGAATTCGAAGAGCGCACGGGCAAGCTGATCAGCAAGGACGAGGTCGACATCAAGTATTTCCAGCTGGCCCGCCAGCTGCGGGATCGGATGCAGCAAATCCCGCGCAAGGTTGCGCCCGAGATCGTCGCCCTGGTGGTGGCCGACCCGGATGTGCGCGGTGTCACCGACATCTTGGATGTCGCCATTCGTGAAGCCCTGGAGGATCTGGCCCGATGAAGAAACACCCGATCAAAACCCACCCGATGTGGAACCCCAGCGAGCCGACCTACGCCGATGTGGGCGATGTGGTCGGCAAAGCCTTCGCAGCCGGCCTGCGCCCCGATCCTGTCGAAGAGCCTGTGTCGGCAGAGCGGCCATCTGAGCTTCTCGAAATCTTGGTGCGCGACACCCTGCGCCAGCACCTTGATGCGCTGATTCCTATCGTCGCCCGCGAGATCGCGCAGCGCCTGCGCTGATTTCTTCGTCAGATCCCCCTGACGAATGTTTCAACACTTTCGTCGAGGGTCATCGATGACGACTCCCTTCACCCCTTCCATGGCCAGCCGTATCGAGCTGTGGCCGCTGGACCGGCTCAAGCCCTACGCCCAGAATGCGCGCACCCACTCCGATGCACAGGTGGCACAGATCGCCAGCAGCATCGTCGAGTACGGCTTCACCGCGCCGCTGCTGGTCTCGGGTGATG